TGCTTCTCTAGAGTGATAAGAACGTCCTAGTACAGATTAGTTATGGGTCTATCTCTGTTACTCTCTTAATCACAAGCATCTGTGTGACTGCTTTTGTGAAACTTCTTGAATTTGTTACAACGTTAGACTTGTAAACACGGCCCGTCCGTAGATACGTCTCAAAGGTCAGTTGTGATACCATATCATCGACTAGATAACCGATATTTGGGTAGTTGTCTGTTCCGTTCGTTACAAGGTAACCCCCTACATTTGTCTGAATGTAACTAGAGGCTGAATTACCTGATGATGCCCCTTTTAGAGCGGATATCATCTCCATTGATGCTGCACTTGTCATAAAAGTGCCAGCAATCTTGGCTGCATGCGATTGGGACATTCCCAAAAAGATTAACGCATCGGTGATACGATATGGGTCATTAGCAATGACAGGGTCTGTGAGTATATTTAACAACGCGCTTGAACTGATATCTCGTCTCCATAGAGGGTCGCGTCTAGCTTGCTCTATTAAAGTAGAAGGCATCAACTTGTTCGTGCCAGCAGTCGTACGAAAGCCCATTGTTGCAATACCCAAAGCGAGATAACTGTCTATCTTGACCGGTATCTCAGTATTGCATGGCGCTAAGCTTTCATCCGTAAACTGGATCTGTATCGTCCTGAGCCAATCCGGTATTGATAATGAACCTTTGCCTTCGTTATCTAGAGAGACCATCGTGCTACCAGCCGCGTTCTGTGCGAAGTTTGCTGCCTTAGACGCTATCTTAGAGTCAGTGGCAACCTGTTCGATCAGTTTACGTGGATAGTTTATATACGCGAGATCACTTAGATACGGAGCATAATCCATTACCTGTTCCCGAACACGCTCTGAAGTAGCAGCACGTTCATTATTCAAATGTGTTTTAACATACTCAATCCCTGGGTCAAATGCGCCAGAATTAACTATTGCCTTACCTTCATCTTGCTTACGTATTGACAACTCGGCCATAATCTTCGCGACTATTGGCATTGTTAAACTTAAGTACGTATCATTTATGATAATATAAGTTAATAGTTTATCAGCATTTGCAAATACTGGTGAATGGAGAACGCCGTAGCCTTTCTCAGTCATAGGTAGTAGATAGGCGAGTGGTGGCATATAATACAGGCCCTTCTGACCTATCTTTAAACCATTTCTCGAGAATCTATTCCCCATAACACGAATGCCACTTATGACTAAGAATGTCATCAAGCATAATCGTGATACGAATCGGTGTGGCCTACCTCGTGCTATGCATGTTGCACACTTTGAAATATAACCACTCATTAATCCGTATCGATCATCAAGATCAACAGTCTCCGCGCCAAAAAGCTGAATTAAGATTAGCGGTACATAGCGTCCTGCCATCGCACTAATCTTCAAATACTCACTTCTTGTTGTACGCGCCTCTACTTTATCATAATTCAACTCAAAACCGTGAGATTGTGATATAGCAGAGGATCTCTCCATCCAGTACTTCTGTGCTGACACATCTGTCGCAGCAACATTGCCTGGGTCCGATATGATTGAAATCCGATCATCTCCAACGATACTGGATGCTACTGGGGCTAACCCGAACATCTCAAACATGCCATCGTTATATACCATACGTAAGTCAGCCCTATTATTCAAACTATTGAAAACAAGTGTAACAAACTCACCCGAAAATATCTGATCGATATTATCGAACTGCACCATGTACTTCTCTCTAGGATTATCCAGAGTAGTAGTACTAGTGTATGATACATCATAGATAAATCCTGGGCCATACAATAGCTCCACGACTTCTCCTAATGTCATGTAAGTACCATCTGAATTTCTCAGATAGGGCTTATCATATAACTGATGCCTCTTGAGCGCATCAAGGATGGCTTTAGTCCCCGCAGCACGCGCGTTTGCCCACTTCTGACTTGTGTCAAAAGCGGAGAAATCACCTGCGAAGATTAGCCAACCTGGTCTACCTGTAGCCGCAAACTCCCTTGCGTGATCAGTAAACACATATCCTGAACCATCTCCAACTAAGAAGTCTGCACTCGTGCCTATTACGGGCGCGGTGTCATCCTTCGGTGTCGAGTTCACGTGTGAATTAAAAGGCTTACCCAAAATAGATTCAACCATAAATTGGGGTAAGCGTCTCATCATTACAATACGCGCAGGCTTAGGGCCAACGACATCTCTGCCGGCCATGTTACCTGGATTCATTTTTGTGTATGCTGACGCACGTAGAGCGTCGCCATATACCTCCTCCGGATGCATCATAAAATAGCCGAGCTTATTGCTCACAGTTGCGATTACGTCTTTACGCTGCAACGGACTATAATATTCAAATGTATCGGATTTGCCTCCTGCACTTTTAGAGGTTAATGACGTTGGGATACTTGATAACCAAGTTTCTGGGTCCGGTATTTGCTTCGTCCGAATAATACCATCCATAACATCCCCATATTCCTTCTCAACAACTGCACCATATGCCAAAATCCCTGGATCGTTAGCCTTGATAGTTACATCAAGCGTTCCAGCATGAGCTTTAGGTGATAGAGATCTGGCGTAGCCAATCAGACCGTCTATCTCGCCCAACATCGAAAGGAAACCACATGAATCTAGTCCCATTGGCGCATCAGACATAGTCGAACATCTGAATGCCAATCGAGGACAAATTTCATGCATATCTTTCAAAGATTTATCCAGCCTTGCTCGGTGTAAAGTAAAGTACGCGGCATCACATAAATTGTGATCTACAACGCGATATGGACCGAGAGACGGTCTAGTCGCATTCATAGGAATTTCATCCCACTGGATTCGGGTACCAGTACGTGAATTCGCACACGCCATCTGCTTTACTGCGAGCATTGCGTTCTTTAGTGTTTTTGAATTAATACGAGGGTTGTCGAAAACATATTCACCAATCTCCTTAAATAGGAGTGTGTCCACGGTACCACCAGGAAGGGTTAGCATCGGGTTCATACCATGTTGTATTTCCATAATGATCAGATTATATAATATGTTTAGACGTACAGGTACCATAGAGTCACCACTTAAGTTAACAATAAGGCCGCCTTTACCTAACGTGAATGGCTCTTCCTGTCCAGGCCATCCAATATTAATATAATAAGCTAGCATCCGAACCCCTGCTGATGTGAAGTCATCTAGGGATGCTAGTATAGTCCATATACGATTAAAAGGTTGCATCATATCCCCGGTCGATGATTCTCTCGCGTACCTTCTAGATGCTGCGAGCCACGATATCTGGGTGTGTGATGGCCTCGGAAAAGATGGGAACGTATCTACATTCGGATCTAAACATGGCACACTAAATGTTTCCGCTCGTCCGGTAGAAACATCGTGCATTTGGTGAAATGTTATATTGAATGGTAATTGTTGTACATCCTTCAAAAGATTTCGTATAGCTAGTGCCATATTCTGCTTGCTCTTGGGAGTAACCGATATCATGCTTAACTTGGTCTGTATGACTCCAGAGCCACCGCCTCGTACCAACCTGGCCCGTAGGTCGTTTGCGGCAGCTGCATACTCTTCAAATTTTCTGTGACAGTACAGGTCGTAGACCAACGCGCCATGTTCACTTAAATTTAAAGATTGAACTCGTTCCATTAGATAATCAGTCTTTTCACAATTCCAC